CCAGAGCCCATTATTATTATGGAGTCTGAGAACAAGTATACACAATCTGATAGCGAATTTTATGCGAACATGCGTTTAGAAAAACCATGGTCTCGCGAAAATTCTACATTCCCCCCTAAGCATGAAATCTTAGATGAAAAACCCAATCCAAAGCGAGCCAAAAGAGAAATGCGTGCTGATTTCTTCAAGATGCGAGATCAAATTAATAAATTGGAAAATAAACTCACAAATTTGAAGAAATCCCAAATCAACAAACAACATGAATCGAAACCTCATAGAGTTTATGTTCCTAAGAATGATAACAAAGATAAAAAGGACGACAAAAAGGATAACGTGCTCCCACATTACGCTCTTAAAGCAGATGTTGGTAATGAGGAAATTTCTTTAATTGAACCTTTGACCAGCACAGTTTTGCCTTATTATGTTTCACCTAAACAGTTAGGTTTACTTCGTTATTGGTTCAATGTTACCAATGGTTCTGAATACCATTTTAATTCATTCATGTTAAATATGCTTCATGGTATTAAAGAAAAACATGGATCATTTTTAGATTTGGTTTCATCCGCCGGCAATTTGATGGATGATATTGACGACGGTGTTAAAATACTCACCTTAAAACCATTAGTTGTTAATGTACAGAATGATTATTTTAAAATAGCAAAACACTTTAACAATGGTCAATTACAATACAAATTGACGATTGGTGATGGTTTTATGGATGGTATTGAGTTATTATGTGATGATTATGACTTTAGTGTACCTTACACATCTTATGGTATCCAATATCATTATAAATTATTACAAAGATACGGTCCTTTTGAATTAGGACAATTTGTTTTGAATGATGATGGACCTAAGATGAGACGATTTAAATCACCAACTATGGTTATATTTTCTAATGTATTGACTGAAAATGGTCGTAAAAGGAACTTTACTTCTTGGTTGAAGAGGTTATTTGTTGGTGCTAAAACTGATTATAAACCAGTTTCTTATGAGGTACCTTTGTCATTGTATCACAAACTAGTAATGTGTGCTATGATGAGTGATGACATCGATGATAAATTATTACGTGAAATGAAGTCTGCAGCATCGAGATGGAGATTTGAACCGAATAATTGTAATTTAGTTGACGACTTCAATTTTCATGAAATGTTACCTCATGTCATCATGGCAGCCTGTCGTCAGAGTATGCCGCATTTGTTTGGTGCCAAGCATTTTCACTGGAACAACGAGATGATTGATCCATTGACAAGGTATGATTCCAATCGTAGATACACACGAGTTCCTTTACCTTTCACCTATTTGTATGATTGTTTAAGCAATATAACTGGTGAATCTTTCCAATGGATTTATAATAAAGTTATTAATTATTTCAGTGATAAAACTGAATTGTTCCGTCATGAAAGTATTTGCTTGGATCACGCCAATAGTGGATTGAACAATGGTTTAACTCATATGCAACAACTCTCGAATGTTGAACGCAGTAAACAATATGTTATACCTGAAATTAAATTCGAACACAAAGGTGTTGAGGTTATAATACCCAACTTCAATATTCCTACACCTAAATTTTCTTCACGACCTATAGTTTGCACTTGTCGTTCTATGAGTGTCAAACGCTACTATTCTCATTTTATCGTGGAAGGTGTACGGTATTTTGATTTTTGCAATTGTGCATCCAATTTGGTTTCGGGACTTACACAGCGTTACTTTCGGCCAACCCTTGAGCAGAATGATTACGCATGGAAGAGATTTGGAACACATTTATTAGATGTTGTGGAATCTGTGCGTACAGAGTTGAAAGCTGATTTTGATGAGTGGTTGCAATCTCGGCCCTGGCCTGAGTCTAAGAAAGAAATTTTTAGAAAAGCAAGACTCAGTACTGACATTAACCGCATGGATTTTGACCGTTCCCGCGTGTTCATCAAATCTGAAATGGGCATTTACATTGATGGGGTTGATAAGTTCTTTAAACCTCGAATTATTTTCGAGAAAACCCCATACAATTTGGGTTTGATTGGACCTTGGATGACGAGTGTCTCCAAGTATTTGAAAACGATTTGGGACGGTGGTGATAGTAATGTATTATATGCATGTGGTTATGATAGAGTACAACTGGGTGCCGCTTTCGAACGTATGATTAAAGATTTTCCTGCCAACCATTTTTATGAGAGTGATTTAGTGATGTGTGAGACATCCATGAAAGGTAGGATGACATGGCTTGAATCTGAATTTTATGATTCAATGGGTGTTGATAGAGCAGTTAATAATGTTCTTTTTGGTAAAGAATATGCTGCTGGTAGTGATCGTACTGGAGTTGTTAAATATACGATGGCTGTTATGAAAGAATCTGGTACTGGTAATACTACAGTTGGTAACACCCTTGTACATACCGCCATTGTCAAGGCTTGTTTAGAAGCCAAAGTTAAGGAAGATCCTACATTTAGATACAAATTTCTGGTTGGAAGTGATGATGCATTATTGGTTACTAATAAATCCGCCAATGATGTCTATGACAACGTTCGACGCTTAGGGTTAAACCCTGAAGTTATACATCGTAGAAAATTAAACAAATGTCGCTTTTATAGTGGACGTTTCATACCAATGTTGGTTGATGATAATTCTACGCCCCAATTGGTGCACTGTCCCCTTATTGCTAAAACATTCGTTAAAAGTGGGACTTTTAAAGACCACCACTTGGCCAATGAGGATGATTTTGCCACGTCTGTAATCCTCAATAGGAGAGTTGAATATGAATCTCTCCCAATACTTCGGGAAGTCGTTGTGTGGGCGCATAATGAATTAAAGCCATCTGGACGCACACACAAAATTAAGTCGAATGAGAACCTGCTTTGGAAATCACACAACTTTAAGTTAACCATGTGTGATGCTACCGTTCGCTCTATATGTGAGTGTTATAACATCACTAGGATGGAGTTAGAAGAGTTAGAGAAACGTATTAGCAACACTCTTAATTCTAGAGCAGGAATCGTTATCAGAGAGGCAGCATTAATAAATATGCTGCAAATCGATCTCGAGTAGACGTGGTTATACTTGAACTATTCATTATTAACATGTCTAATTTGAACTACGATTACAAAACTAAAGTAACTGAGCGCAGAGAGTCAGCTGTTCCGGTCAAGGATAGGCTTGAGAAGTCTAGCTCTAAGTCCAAAGCTCCTGGTCATCAAGATCGTTATAGGGACGATATGGCCAAATCGGATATCGCCACGTCACGTCGGCGTCGGGAGCAAGCTTACAAACAAATTGATAAGATCTTAGAACCTAGAGCTAGTTTATTCAACTCTCCTTCCCTCAAGGCGGCGTATGATTATTCAATAGGACCTTGGGTTAGCTTAGCTAAGGAGCAGCGGAATTACATGAAGCGTAAAGAACAACAACAAGAAATGAATAACAAGAAGTTGACTGTTAAAAGCAATGGTAATTCCAAACCAAAGCGTGCTAAGAGCAAACGTAACAGACGGAGTAAACGTGCAATACAACCTGCAATTTCCAAGATGCCTGTTCAGAAGAATGAGGCCACTATGGAGATGCAAATAGTGCCGGCTGCTTACGGATCGACTTTCAAACAGTTGTATGGTGGGATGACGTCTAATAGAATCGTTAAATGTGAGTATATAACTGATCTTAGACCTACCACCTCCAACTTTCAAACTTTGATTTTCCCAATTAATCCAGGTCAATCATCATTGTTCCCTTGGTTATCCACAATTGCGGATTCTTGGGAGTATTACATGATTAATAGGTTGAGGATCATTTATAAACCTAATGCTTCTAGTACTGCTGTTGGCACTGTCGCAATTGCTGTCGATTACGACAATTATGATTCACCACCGCTTAGTAAACAGATGCTGGCGGAATTCAAACCATATGTGTCTGGTGTTCCTTGGTCTAGTAGTATAATATATGATATGCCCAGATCACTAGCAAGGCTACACAACAATGGTAAATTGTTAATTCGCAGTGGTTATTTTAGTGGTGATAAAAATTTGAATGATGTCGGGATAGCTTATGTTGCGACTCAAGATGTTGTCGCTGGTTACTTAGGAGAACTCTACGTTGACTATGACATTACTTTATTAAATCAGCAAACCAATAATGTACCTGTTTCTGGTGGTCTTAATGCCACTGTGGCTGCACTTGTGCCATTCAATTCTGCACGAGTGTTACAGACAGGCAGTTCACCTGCCTTTGATTATTCATCATCCAGCCCCACCAACTCAATAGTTATATATCGCGCTGGACAATATTTAGTGAACTGGTCTATTTCTGGTGCCACTAATTTGACTGGTATGTCTATTGTTATCACAGGTACAGGAGCAACTATTAACTTACAAAGCTCCTTTTTGGTTGATGCTGCTGGTGCTGTAGGACGAATTTCCTACGAGGTCAATTGCCCTATATTTGACCAAACATCACCACCAACTATGACTTTTACTCTAGTTGGTTCATCAGGTGTAGGGTCATCTGTGGTTAGAATTAGTCAATGGAATAATGCGATAGTTTAAGTATAACACTTACGAGATCTTGTGATATATACTGAAATGTGTGGCTGAGCAGGGGTAATTGCTTGGCTTTCAGTTAAAAGGTTGCTACGCGCACCCACAGTTTGATTGAGTGTTATGACTCAATTGAATTGATAGCGATGCTTGAAATATATAGCTAGCTATTCAACGATGCCTGAAATATATGGCTAGTTGATGATTAACTGTTAATTCGGATCCCCATGTGTGATCGTTTCACATATTTCACAATTGACACTTATTTGTTGTCAAATGGTATATACATATATTTG